TTTCGGGGCGTATTCGATCCCGTTGATGATTACGGTCATCTCACTCTCCAGCTTCCAGCACAACCTCTTTGATGTCCATTACTCTTCTCCTTCCGGCGCGAGGGGATAGCGGCCGCTGGCCGCGTGGGGGTCGTCCGTATTCGGGGTCTCTGGCGTACGGGAGAGCCAGCCTTCCAAGGCGTTCTCCATGTGGGAGATCTCGGGTTCGGGGGAGACCGTGCCCGAGGGTACGTACACTTCCTCGGCGCGTGGGACCTCGCCGGAAGGCGATGAAGTTGTGTCGTTCGAGCCAGTATCCTCGGCCAGGAGCTTGGCCATCCAGTCAGTGGACTTGCGGTTCTCCTTCGAGGGGGAGGCGATGCCCTGCTTGCGGTAGTTGGTCGAGATCTCCACGGCCCACAGGTCGTTTTCCCCCTTTTTTGCCTTGGCCGAGAGGGTAAGGAAGATATGCGGCATGGACTGCTCGTCAGCCCACTGGACGTTGCAGCAGTTCAGCCCCTGGACGAGGTTGATCGCGTTGCCTCGGGGCATTGGGCCGAGCGTGTAGGGATAGCGGTCTCCATCCAGAAAGAAGTATTTCTGGAAGAGCTGCCAGGTGTTGGAGGTGTGGGCGAAGCGCTTGCGCGGGGTGGTCATAGCTTTCCTTCTTTCTTCAAAGTTTCTTTCAGTTTCTGGAATTGGGCTTGCTTCTCGTCAGCCTCTTTTCGTGCTTGACGTTGTTGAGCGGCATAATTCCGTTCCTGCTCTTTTTCCGCCTCGGAGAGTTTCTTCTCCACTTTTGACGTAATTGGTTTTTCAAAGCCGGGAAGTTGGCCGCGTTGGTCCTGTACCAATCCCTCGACTATATTCTGTTTCAGTGTAAATGCCATAGCTTGCTCCTGTGGTGACAGCATTGGGACTGTATAGGAATGGTTTGAGGTTGTCAATGGGATGAATGAGTTAATGGGGCAATGACGATGCAATGGGCCAATGGTCCTCCAATCAGACGCAATAGAGCCGCAATCTGTGCAATAGGGCCAATGAGATAATCACGCTGTCGTACTTTTTATTATGTAGGTTATTCGGCCCGTTAATTAGGAAGTTAATGTCCCCATCTTTCTCACTAGAGTTTTTTGTATTTAGTAAAAAAAAAAAAAAAAAAAAAATAACTTAGAACAACTACGCTGAAAGCTAAGGGGAAAATAAATGGGACTAAAATATATAATAATAAAAATCACGACAGGCTCATTATCTTATTGCCCTTATTGGTCTGATTGCGGTACTATTGCGTCCTATTGCCGAGCCATTGCCGGGCCAGCGCGTCAGCCCTCATTCCCCTATTCCCTCATCCGAGTCATTCCCTCATTGCTCACAGCGGCCCCACTCCCTTCTCCCATCCCCATCCGTACGCCAGCAAGGAGCGGGGCCGCTCCCAGGCGCCAGTCCCCCGCTGGCATACGGATTCCGCTCCCAGGCGCCAGTGCCGAGGCCAGTCCCTCGAGAAAAAAGGGCGGAAGCCCGCCCCCGTTCAGGGGAAAGCCGCCGCCCAGACTACAACCCAAAACACTACCCACAGAATCCAGATCTTCCAATCATCCCTGTCCATTTCCATCTCCTTGTGGAGGGCAGGTTTCCCCGCCCCCCATCCGTATGCTACAACCCGAGGGCCTTGGTCAGATCTTCGAGGGAGCCGGCCGTCTTCGCAGCCTCCTTCGCCCGCTTCTTCTGGATCTCGGCGATTTCCGCCTTAACCGCAGGATGCTTCTTCAGGGCGGCCAGCTGCTCCTCATTCGCCTTATCAATCGCGGCCTGCGCATCTTCCAGCGAGACCCCCTTCAGCTTAGCCACGGCCGCGACGAGATCACTCGTCCCGCCTCCGCCCTTCTGGTTCCAGCCACCCGCTTGCAGCGTGTCCCAAACCGCAGACATACTCCCAAAGGCTCCCATAAAATCCCGATCCTTTGAGAACGAGCTCGCGGCATCACCGATCTTCTGGCTCAGCCCGTGGATCGCCAGCCGTTCGATAATCTCGCCCGACAGCTTGTCCAGCTCCGCCGTAATGCTCTGGCCATTGCCCAAGGTGAAGATAACTGCGCGAGGTTTCCCGCCATGATCTTCCGGCGTGATTTTCCCAAGAAACTTCTTGACTTGTTCCTGTGCCATGATAGGCCTCCATATCAATTTGTTAAAGAAGGTCAGGTCCTGCTGGCTTACCGCCTGCGCTTCCTGCCGGTCTGGGGGTCCGTTCCCGTCTCCCCATGTACGTATAATACCTCCAGGGGCTTGCCCTGTCCAGCGGTCATTTTTCCCGTTTAGAATCAACGACTTAGCACCTCCCCCACCCACCCCCCCTCGGGGGTGGCTTACACCGGGGGATAAAGCCACACGGATTTTTTTAGCAAGGTGGAAGTAAATAGGGACATTAACCCATCAGTTACCTTCCCCATCAAAGCCCAGGGCACCCTCCGCGCCCACGCGCCCGGTCCCCCCGTAAGCCAGCTGTTGACATCCCAAGCCGTATGCCGTAAGTTACGGGGGTCGAAACCCACCCCGCAAGGAGCCCACGTGGCCGAACTTGTTAAGCTGTCCACCACCCACGAGCAGTTGATGAACTGGCTCGTGCTGAACCCGGAAAAGAGTCTGCGGGAGTGCGCCGACCACTTCGGCTACACGCAGAGCTGGCTCAGCCAGATCATCCATAGTGATTTGTTCCAGCACGCGCTGAAGGAGAAGCAGGAGCGGATCGCCATGCGCGTCGCGGAGAGCATCCCGGCCAAGCTGGCCCGGGCCGCAGACATTGCCGTGGAGAAACTTACCGATCACCTGGAAAAGACCGAGGACCCGGAGTTTATCCTCTCCGCCACGGATAAGATCCTTCACCGGATGGGCTACGCCCCGCAGAGCTCCCGCAATCCCTTGGCACCTGCTGGGGGCTCCCTGAACCAGCAGAACAACTTCTTCTTGCAGGCAGGGGATCTGGCAGACGCGCGGGCTCTGATGCAGGCCGCGGCGAGTGGCTCGCCCCTTGGGGCGACTTTGGACGGAGCCGTACAGAACGGGCGAAGTGAGGCTTCTGGCTACGTAATCGACGGAAGCGCTCTTCGTGAGTAGCCCGCTTCCCCCGCCCGCCCCCGAGGCCTTCCGCCCCGCCGGTCGCGTCCTCTCGGCCAATTTCTCCCAGCCCCCCGCCATCCGTAAGCGGCGATACACCGGCCGGAGGCTGGAAGGCATCCGCTATGAGAAGAAGGTCCAGGCCCATCTCGCCAGCTTCTACGGGGAACAATACCTGGCCTCCCCCTGGCTGCGGTTCTTCCCCTCCGGCGAGGGGGCGCGTTGGCGCTGGTGCCAGCCCGACGGCCTGCTCTTCGACTTCGCTCGGGGAAGGATCACCATTGTAGAGGTGAAGTACCAGCACACCTCCGACGCGTGGTGGCAGGTCAAGCATCTCTACCTCCCCGTCCTGCAGGTGATGTTCCCCGCCCCGCTGTGGACGTTCGACTTCTGCGAGGTGGTCAAGTGGTATGACCCGGCCACTCCGTTCCCTGAGAAGGTTGTGCTCGCGCAAGAGGTTTGCATGAAGCACCCTTCTTTTAAAGTACATATCTGGCGCCCATAATGGAAACTCTTCCGATTACCCCCGCTGAGGCCGTAAGGCTCGGGGCCACGTCCCTCACCCGCTATGGCCGCATCTTCTTCCCAAAGACCTTCCGCCAGTCCTCCCCCGTAATGCATGAGGAGATTGGCAAGGCCCTGATGAATCAGGACTACCGGAACGTAGCGATTGAAATCTTCCGGGACGGAGCGAAGACCACTCTCCTCCGCACCTTTACCAGCCAGCGGATCGCCTACGGGATCTCCCGCACGATCCTCTTTGTCTCCGCAAGCCAAGGCCACTCAATCCTTTCCCTGCGTTGGATCAAGCGGCAGGTGGAACACAACCGCCTCTGGGCGAATACCTTCCGGCTGAAGAAGGGGAGCAAGTGGACCGACGACCATATCGAGATTATCCATGAAGCCCTTGAAACACCCATTACTATTCTGGCCTTGGGTATTACAGGCCAACTTCGAGGTTTTAATATCGACGACCATCGTCCTGACCTCATTATTTGCGACGATACCTCAACCGACGAAGCGAGTAATTCAGCGGACCAGCGGGGGAAACAGGTCAACCTTGTCTTTGGTGCACTTTTCAATTCCCTCGCTCCACGGTCGGAAGCCCCCGACGCTAAAGCTGTTATCCTCGACACCCCCAAGTCCAAGTTCGACCTGATCGAGAGCTGCGAGAAGGACCCGGACTGGAAGTTTTTCCGGTTCGGAATCTTTGACGAGAATGGGGAGAGTCGCTGGCCCGAGCGCTACCCCACGCAGGAACTCCTCGACAAAAAGCAGGCTGAGATCAAGGTCGGCCGGCTGGCGATCTGGATGCGGGAGAAGGAGTGTAAGGTTATCTCGGAAGAGTTGTCCTCGTTCAAGATTGAGAACTTGCGGTACTGGGACACGGTCCCGGAGAGGATGACCGTTATCATCTCGATCGACCCGGCCAGCTCGGAGGAGAAGACCGCTGACGATAACGTGGTAGCAGCTGTTGGCTTCTTCCGGGATCAGGTGTACCTCCTGGACTACAAGGCGGCGATCGGCCAGGACCCTGACATGGTTACCGCCACCGTCTTTGAGTTTGCGCGACGCTTCCGCCCTCTTGGCATTGCCGTCGAGAGTATCTCCTACCAGCGCGTCCTCGCGTGGTACCTGGAGAAGAAGATGCGGGAGCAGCGGGTGTACCTCCCAGTCTGGAAGATTCAAGACCGTCGCCGGAAGTCGGACCGGATCGTCCAGGCTCTCGGCGAGACCAGCGGGTATCAGAGACTGCATGTGCGGTATCAGCATACCAAGTTTATTGAGCAATTCACGGAATACTCCCCCACCGCGGAGATGCATGATGACGTAGTGGACGCGGTGTCGATGGCGATTACCTGGGCAAGCAACCAGGGTCTGGACGAGTGGATTGAAGGTGATTTCGAGCGGATGGACGAAGAGGACGAACTTCCTCAACTTAATTTCAGAGGTGCACCATGAGCGATGTTGTGAAGCTGGCGCCGGGGGTGAAGTATATTGGGTATAACACTCCCCTGCATAAGAAGGTGATAAGTAATTTCCTCGCGCGGAAGAAGATGGCGCGGGACGAGCAGCGGAAGAAGCGGGAAGAGGAATGGAAGAACTCCGAGAATATCTTCACCGCGTACATGCCTGAGACGGACGTAGACCGCGTTCGGGCGGGGAAGCGGAAGAGTGGGGAGACGGAATACACGACCATCTCCATCCCGTACTCGTATGCAATGCTGCTCACCGCCCACACATACTATACGAGCGTGTTCCTGGCACGTGACCCGATCTTCCAGCTGAAGGGGCGGCACGGCGAATCCCAGGACGCGGAGACCGCGATGGAGAGCCTTCTCGATTACCAGCTTACCGCAGGCGGTGGCATGGCCGCGCTGTTCGTCTGGCTGATGGACATTGGCAAGTACTCGCATGGAGTCATCGGGCACTACTGGGAGAAAGAAGAGTTCCAGATGACGAAGATCGTGGACAGGCCGAAGACTTTCCTCGGGGTGCAAATTCCTGGCACGACAGAGAAGGTGACGGAGAGCGTCCCGATTACGGGCTTTGAGGGGAATCGCCTCTACAACATTCGGCCGGCGGACTTCCTCTCGGACCCGCGCGTTCCGCTCTTCCGTTTCCAGGAGGGGGAATTCTGCATCGTCTTTGACAAGATCGGCTGGGTCAAGGTCGCGGGGAAGGCGGCGCGGGGCCAGTACTATAACCTAAAGCTGCTGAAGAAGGGCGGTCCCGGACTCGCGGGGAGTGAGCGGAGCTTCGGCGCTGGCGCGGACACGAACCTGCCCGGGGAGGACCTGGGCACGTACAAGCTCGAGGGGGATAACCCCACCTCCGTGGACATTCACGAATTCCACTGGGATGTGATCCCGAGCGAGCTTGGGCTTGGCAATAGCCCTCATCCTGAGAAGTGGGTCTTCACCATCGCCAATGACGAGGTGGTGATCAGTGCCCAACCTCTGGGCCTGGCCCACAACAAATACCCCTTCGATGTGATCCCGTTCGAGGTGGAGGGCTACAACGTCTTCAACCGGAGTATGTTGGAGGTCCTCGATCCCCTGAATAAGACCATGGAGTGGCTGTTCAACTCCCACTTCTATAATGTCCGGGCCGCGCTGAACAACATGTTCCTCGTCGATCCGAGCAAGGTGAATGTGCGGGACCTGGAGCAGCCCTCCCCTGGGAAGTTGATCCGGCTGAAGCCAGCCGCCTACGGCCAGGATGTGCGCACGCTGATGCACCAGTTCCCGGTCCAGGATATTACCCGGAGCAACCTGTCGGATAGTGAAATGGTGGGCCAGCTGGCCCAGCGCATCACCGGGGTGAGTGATAACGTGATGGGGAGCGTGAATGCTGGGGGCCGGAAGACGGCGACGGAGGTTCGCTCCTCCACCACCTTTGGCATCAACCGTCTGAAGACGAACTGCGAGTGGTTCTCCACCGTCGGTTTCGCCCCGCTCTGTTCCAAGCTTTCCATGTCCACGCAGCAGCTGTACACGGGCGAGAAGAAGTTCCGGATCGTAGGGGATCAGGCGATGTGGGCCGCCCCCTACATGCAGGTCGATCCCTCCATGATCGCCGGGATGTATGACTTCGTTCCAGTAGACGGGACCATGCCGGTGGACCGCTTCGCCCAGGTCAACCTGTGGCAGCAGCTCATGTCCAGCATGGCCAAGGTGCCGGGCGCCCTCCAGCAATACGACCTGTCCAAGATCTTCGCCTTTGTGGCGCAGCTCGGGGGCTTGAAGAATATCAACCGCTTCAAGATTCAGGTCACCCCCGACGGTATGCTGCAGCAACAGGCTCAGATGGGGAACGTGGTCCCGATGCGGAGTAACCCGATGGAACCCGGCCAGATCCCTGGCATGGGTCCCACGGGCTGAGAGTAACCCGCCCCCTTCGGGGGGCATTTTAAGGAGATGGACATGACTGACGAGTTCAAGGACCCTTCCAATATCGGGGAATTAAAAAAAGATATGGAGCGCTTGCTAGAGTCGCGCGCGTGGCGTATGGTTTGTGAAGCGTTACAGGCCCAAGCCGACAACCTGCAGCAGGAGATCCTCTTCTCCCCTGTGGACGGCGAGGCGGACCTGTGGAAGATGGAGCGGAAGAAGGGGCAGCTCGAGGGGCGATTGGCCTTGGCGGCTACCGCTCAAGCGATGATGGAAGGTTTGGAACTGGATTATCAACAGGCACTTGCCATGAAGGAGAATAAGGAATGAGCTTCGTATTGCGTATGATGATGCAGCGTTATCGGAATGAGGAACTGGGCGACATGCCTGGTGATACCTCTGCTGGTATCGCAAGCGAATCTGCATCCGAGTCGACGGAGTCGGATGTTAACTGGGAAGGTATTGGTGATGAGTTTGTCGCCGAGGACCAGGGTCTGGATATCGAAGGTGATGTGGAAGTTGTCGAAGAGGCTCCGGCCGCTCCGGCCGCTCCTGCTGAACCCGCCGCTACTCCTGCTCCTGCCCCGGCTGCTGAGCCCGCCGCCGCACCTGCCCCGGCCTCCACTGAACCTGTTGCCCCTGCGCCGGTAGCCCCGTCTGCGAGCAACGAGGAATATTCAGCTTGGCGCGAGTCCCGCCTCTCTCAACTCGAACAGGTGTATGCCCTGGATCAGGAAGCTGCCAACGCGATGTTGACCGAGCCGGAAACTGTGCTGCCGAAGCTGGCTGCCAAGGTTCATATGGAAGTACTGGAAAACTCGATGCGCGCAATGCAAGCGATGGTTCCGGTGATGATGCAGCAGATCCAGCACCATACTGAGGTAAACTCGCGGGCGAAGAATCTCTTCACCTCGGTGAACCCAGACCTGGCTGATCCCCGGTTCGAGCCGGCGATCATGCAGCTTGGTACCGTCTACCGCAACGTCAATCGGAACGCTCCTCCCGAGGAGGCCGCTCGCGCCATCGGCAACCTTGTCCGCGCCGCTCTCGGTATTGCCGCGCCGGCCCAGGGAATGGCTTCCGCCGCTCCTCAGGCTCCGGTGCAAGCCCCGGCCGCTCCCTTTGCCCCAGCACGAGGTGCTGGTGGGGGCTCCATGCCGGCGGCTCCAAGCAATCCGTTTGAGATGCTGGCGCAGGAATTCTTGAACGACGATTGATCTGAAGGAGAAATACCATGGCAGTTGCTGGCCTCCGTGGCACTGGTGATTGGGCTACCGACGAACGCCCGAAGAATTTCCGCGAGATGATCCTCTGGCGGAATCCGAATGGTCAGACGCCTCTGACCGCCCTCCTGTCCAAGATGAAGTCCGAGTCGACGAGCGACCCGGAATACGCCTGGTACGAAGAAGAGCTGAACGCGCTGCGCCTGACCGTCAACTACACTACGGGTTACTCCACGACCGATACCTCGATCGCGGTGACCTCCAACGTGACCGACGCGACCGACGTGGTGGCAGGTGACGTGTTCCTGGTCGAAAAGGCCCTGACCACTGCCTACAACCACGAAATCATCATCGCCTCGGCCAACGGCGCCTCCGGTTCCGTGACCTTCACCCGCGGCCAGTCTGGCACCTCCGCAGCGCCGATCGCGAACGGTACGTTCCTGACCAAGATCGGTAACGCCTTCGCCGAAGGTACGGGCGCTCCGTCGGCTGCTTCTCGCAACCCGACGAAGATGATGAACCTGTGTCAGATCTTCAAGACCACCTACGACATCACCAATACCGCCAAGGGGACCAAGACCCGCACTGGCGATCCGGTGAAGAACGACAAGAAGCGCAAGATGTTCGACCACTCTGTGGCCATGGAACTTGCCTTCCTGTTTGGCAAGCGCCACGAGACCACGGGCTCGAACGGCAAGCCGCTCCGTTTCACTGGCGGTCTGCTGTGGGCTTTGTCCCAGTACGCGAGCTCGATGATCACGGCCTTCACCACCACGCCGACGGAAACCACCTTCACCGACGCCGTGTACAAGGTCTTCGATTATGACTCCGGCGCTGGCGACGAGCGTATCGTCTTTGCCGGCAACGGCTTCCTCAACTCGCTGAACAAGCTGGCTGCGTCGCAGACTCGTACCCGCGTGAACTTCGATGGCCTCATCGACGTTTACGGTATGAAGCTGCAGCGTTGGGTCCTGCCGCAGGGCACGATCTATGTGAAGTCCCATCCGCTCTTCAACACCCACGGCCGCTTCACCAACGACGCAGCCATTATTGACCCGTCTGCCCTGAAGTATCGTTACATGCGCGATACCACCTTCAAGGACAACATCCAGGCCAATGATGCTGACGAGACCAAGGGCCAGTGGCTGACCGAAGCCGGTCTGGAAGCCAACCACCTGAAGACGATGGGCTGGATCAGCAACTTCGTCGTGTAAGGAACCTTGGCAATTTAAAGGGGGGGTTAACTTTCGGGTTAATCTCCCCTTTTTTACATCAGGAGAAGGTAATGATCGACAGTAAAGTGGTTTCTGGTCCGGGCGCTGAGCGCTGCGCCTACATCGACATGGATCAGGAGATGGCCAAAGCCATGCGGAAGTACCGGCCGGGGAGCAAGATCAAGGTGGTGCTGGTTGGGAAGCTGGAAAGCGTGACCCTGGCCAAGCCGGAAGACCCCTCCGTGAAGGGGTACGAAGGGCGCTTCGAGCTTTGCATTGAAAAGCACGAGGTTCTGGAATCGGCCCGGAACGAAATGGCTGAACTCTTGGATGACGACGAATGAGTGATGCATTTGTTCGCCAGAATTCCGCGGATCAGGATAAAAAGCTTGACGCCGAGCTGGTCCTGATCAACGGGGTGGAGTTGTACCGCCTCCGCAAGGGAAGCGCGAATGAAGCGCTGGTCATGGAAGATACCGGAGCGGGTGTGCTCTATGTGGGGCTGGCGCCGGCAGGGTCCTCTCTTTCCGATCCGGTGTGGAAGATTAAGCAGATATTGACTTCGGGATTGGTATTAAGGATACTGTGGGCAGACGGAAATGGTCAGTACGACAATATCTGGGACGATCGCGCAGCGTTGACATATTTGTGAGGGGCTATGACTTTGGGAGGACCGGATAGGAGGAAAAGGCTGGGGACAGATCCTATCACTGTTGATGATCTGGACGAGGCCCTGGAAATCCACTCCGTCAAGGAGCGGGAATACCTGCGGGAAGTGCTTGCGGAGCTGAAAGCCGCCTTCCCTGACGGGGACTTCCGCAGGCACCACGATTACCACGAGCAGAAGAACAAGGCTGCTCAGGCCGAAGAAGAGTTCTGGAAGACGGCGAAGACCACGCTGATCCAGGCTGGTGTAACCGGGGTTATTAGGCTGGTTTGGATACTTTGCCTGTTGGTTATGCTTGGGTTGACCGTGAAATTTGCGCTGCCGGAGTCCATCACGAAGTTTCTTTTAGGGATGCTGGTGAAATGAACGAATATATTGTGACTCGCAAGAGCGCCAGGACCGAAGTCTATTGCTATCAGTCGGGTACCACTGTCGAGTGGGACGGCACACAGAATGCGAGGGAATACCGTGGCTAACTGGATCGGCGAAAACCGCATCACGGGCGAAGTCGCTTATGCCTACACGGCAGACGAGCCAGTCGAATGGCCGGGAATGGAGTTCGCAACGCACAACCAAGCTATCGGAGTGGACACAGTAAATGAACTACGCAGATAGAGTAAAGGATACCAGCGCCTCGGTTGGCCAGGGTGCGATGACACTGTTCGGAGCGCCGATTACGGGGTTCCGGTCGTTTCTTTCCGCGTTCCCTTCAGGTGCTGTTGATGTCCCATACGCGATTGATGACGGCATGGGAAACTGGGAAATCGGGATTGGATCGTTTTCGGATAGTGTACTGACCCGCACGCAGGTGCTGTCGTCTTCGTCAAACGGTGGCCTCGTGGATTTTGTGGCGGGTAAAAAATCGGTCATCTGCACGCTCCCGGCCGATCTTGTCGAGTCCGCAACGAACCGTTCTATCGCTGCAGCATCCGAGTCTGCAGGCCATGCGGTGCAGACCGCGCAGGACAAAGCGCAGACCGGGCTGGATCGCGCCGCCACCGCTGCC